ATTTAAAAATATAGAATTTAAAAATACAAACTATGAGGTAAATGGGGTTAAGATTATAAATAATTTTTCAGCAAACTTTGAAAGAGGGAAAAAATATTTAATTCAAGGAGAAAGTGGAAGTGGAAAATCAACTTTAGCCCTTCTTATGACACAGAATAAACATAGTCAAAATATATTTATGAATGACAAGAATTTAAGTGAGTATGAGTATAATGACGTTCAAAAAATAATAGCGTATCTTCCTCAAGATAGTTTTTTATTTAAAGGTACTTTTTTTGAAAATATAACTTTTTATGATGAAATTCATGAAAAAGAAATAATTTCATTATTAAAATTGACAAAATTATATGATAAATTTAAAACAATTTCTGAGTTGAAAGAAAAGTGGTATGATAAGAAAATAATGAACATATCCGGGGGGCAAAAGCAACGTATAGCGGTTATACGAGCACTACTACAAGATAAACAAGTGATAATTTTAGATGAGACATTATCTGGATTAGATAAGGATACATATTTACAAGTTGAACAATTATTATTAGGATTGAAAGATAAAACATTTATCCATATATCCCATAGATCTTATCCGGAAACTATCAATTTATATGATGAGGTATATACTATAAAAAATACTATAAAATAGATAATATTGAAGGGGAGGCAAAAGTAATAATTTTAAACAAACTTTTTGGGGCAACTTGAAAATCGATTTTTTTGAAAACATGATTTTCAAGTTGTTCTCTTTTTATTTATAATAAATTTTTCTGAGTGAGAGGTTAAATTCTCACTCTTTTTTATTGCCTGTGATATAGAGGGATAGCGATATTCCTCATTAATATAATTACAGGAGGTAGTTCAATATGAAGGAACTAATACCAAAAAATGAATATGGTTTATTCGCAGATAAAAAGGATATTGTAAGAGTTGATAGCTTATATGTGGCAGAGTTTTTCGGGAAAAATCATAAAGAGGTTTTAAGAGATATTCGAAATATAGCAGCTCCCAATTCTGGGTTGAGTAAAGAATTTGCTGAGCGCAATTTTGCGCTGGGGTTATATAAAGATAAGCAAAATCAAAAACGACCTTGTTATTATTTAACACGTGACGGTTTTACTATCTTGGTAATGGGGTACACAGGGAAAAAAGCATTAAGATTTAAAGAATTATATATTAGACGTTTTAATGAAATGGAAGAACTTATTAAGTCTTTAGTAAAAGCAAGAACTGAGTTTCCATTATTAACTGAAAATATCAAATTACTTCATGAAAAGCCAAAACCGTATCATTTTAGTAATGAGTGCGACATGATTAATCGTATTGTCTTAGGAAAGTCTGCTAAACAATTCCGTTTAGAGAATAATCTTGAAAAAGGGACTAGTATTCGTCCTTATTTAACAGAGGCTCAAATTAACTTGATTGAAAAATTACAAAAAGTAGATATCGGACTTTTAGTCGCTTTTCCTAACTATGAAGATAGGAAGCGACATTTAGAGTGGTACAAACAAAAATGGGAGGAAAAAATCAATGAGTAAGAGTCAAAGGAAAATCAAAGAAGAAAAGAAAGACGCTTATAAACCTTTGGTCTATATTTGCGCTCCATACAGAGGAGATATAGAAGCGAATATTAAAAAGGCTATAAAGCTAGGAAGACTTGCTTATATAGAAGGTAATATTCCAATAATACCTCATGTGTTATTTCCATTTATGGATGACTCAAATGAAGTAGATAGAAAAAATGCTATGTTTGCGGATATCATTCTACTTGGAAAATGCAGTGAAATCTGGGTTTTAGGTGATAATATCACAGAAGGTATGAAAGTAGAAATTGATGTAGCGAAAAAGCATCATAAAACTATAAAGTATTTTACGGAGGTAAAGTAATATGAGGTTAACTATTCATAGATCAAACTTTCAAGGTAACGCTAAGAATTGCATTTATGATATTAAGTGTTTAATAGAAAATATGGAACAATTAAAAGAGGTAGTACGTTTTGATCACGTATGCGCTAACTTTAAAAATAATTATCGAAATAAAGATAATTTCTTGGAGTGTGATTGTGATGTTTTTGATTGTGATAATGAACATAGTGATAATCCAAATGATTGGATTTATCCAGAAGATTATGAGTATTTGCTTGAAGGAGCGAGTCATATTGTAGTTCCTAGTCGAAATAATAATAAAGAAAAGAATGGGAAAGTAGCTCGACCTAGACATCATGTTTATATCCCACATAGGTTATTTTTGACATCAGATGAGTGTGAAATTTTTAAGAAACAAGTGTATGAGAAATATAACTTTTTTGATAAAAATGCATTGGATTGTTCAAGATTTATTTTCGGAAATATTACTGATGAATTTATTTGGTTTGAAGGTGAAAAGAATCTAGATGAAATACTTGGGGTTGCAGATGCGTTTACGCTTTTAGAATTAAAGGATCATACACCAGTAATCGAACAAGGCAGTCGTAATTCTACTATGAGTCATTTGGCTGGAAAGATTATAAAACGATACGGAGCAACTGATGAAAGTTATTCGATGTATTTAGAACAAGCCTCTAAATGTACACCACCTTTAGATGACAGCGAACTTAACTCCATCTGGTATAGTGCAACTAAGTTCGGGAAGAAAATTGCTAGTCAAGAAGGGTATATTAAGCCTGAAGATTATAATCAGAAATTTAAATTTAAGCCTTCAGATTATTCAGATGTAGGTCAAGCTATAGTTCTTTCTAGAGAGTTTCAAGACAGAATAAAATACTCTCCAGCAACCGATTATTTAGTTTATAACGGAAGCTACTGGGAGGAGTCTGTACCAAACGCACAGGCTGTAGCACATGAACTAACTGAACTACAATTAAAAGAAGCACATGATGAAATAAATTTATGTCTAAAACAATTAACTGACGCAGGAGTTATGCCGATGATAACAAGTTTAGGTATGAAGAAAGTTAAGGAAAACTTAGATGATAACCAAAGAAGAATAGTAGAGAAGTATGAACAAGCTTTAGCTTATGAGAAGTATGCTATTAAAAGACGTGATAGTAAAAATATCTGGTCTACATTAAAAGAAGTGCGTCCTTTAATTCAAATAGAGCCTACTTCACTTGATAGGGATGAGTTTTTATTAAATACACCAAGTAAAACTTATAATCTAAAAACGGGTTTGTCAAAAGAGCATGACTACAATGACTTCATAAGCAAACAAACAAGTATTGATCCATCAAATAAAGGTGAAAAATTATGGGGAGATGCACTAAGGACATTCTTTTTAGGTGATGAGGAACTCATAAACTATGTTCAAAAAATAGTAGGTTTAGCTGTTGTTGGAAAGGTTTATGTCGAAGCGTTAATTATTGCTTATGGTGAGGGGAGTAATGGTAAAAGTACATTTTGGAATGTAGTAGCGAGAGTTCTCGGTAGTTATAGTGGTAATATATCTGCAGATATGCTAACTGTGGGATGTAGAAGAAATGTAAAGCCAGAACTAGCAGAGGCAAAAGGGAAACGACTTCTTATTGCAGCTGAACTTGAAGAGGGAATGAGAATGAACACATCAAACGTAAAACAACTTTGCTCGACAGATGAAATTTTTGCTGAGAAAAAATTCAAATCACCATTTAGTTATGTTCCTTCACATACTCTTGTTCTTTATACTAATCATTTGCCAAAAGTAGGTGCGATAGATAATGGAACATGGAGAAGACTTATTGTGATTCCTTTTAACGCACAGATTAAAGGTAAAGGTGACATCAAAAACTATGCTGATTACCTTTATGAAAATGCTGGAGGTGCAATTTTAGAATGGATACTTACTGGATCGAAAGAAGTAATCGAAGCTAACTTTAAGCTAGAAAAACCAAAAGTAGTAAAAGATGCTATTGAAAAATACAAAGAGGATAACAACTGGCTAGGAGAATTTTTAGAAGAATGCTGTGACATTGACATCAATTTTACTGAAAAAAGCGGACAATTATATTCTGAATACCGAGCGTTTTGTATGAGGACGGGTGCTTTTATAAGAAGTACGACTGATTTTTATAATGCACTTTTAAGTGAAGGTTATAAAAAGAAAAAAAATATGAGTGGTTCTTTCATATATGGTTTAAAATTAAAATCTGATTTTATTATTTGATAACGGTCGATGACGGTCAATTTCAATACTTATTGCAAAATGTGTGAATTAATAAAAAGAAAAAAGGTATGAAAATGACTGTCATAAAAATTATGAAAAACTTATTATATCAACGTTATGACAGTCTATGATAGTCATATATATAACCTTTCTATAATAAAAAAAATATAATATATATAATATAGGAAAATGACTATCAAAGGGTGTCATATTAGGAGGTAAATATGCTAGAAAGCCTAATAGAACAACATTTAGTGAGAGAAGTTAATAGAAGAAATGGTTTATGCTTGAAATTTAATAGTCAAAGTATGACAGGAATTCCAGACAGAATAATATTGATGAAAAATGGTACTGTTGGTTTTGTTGAGGTTAAGCAAAAAGGTAAGAAACCAAGACCACTTCAAGAATTAAGAATGAAACAATTAAGGCGGTTAGGGTTTAAAGTATACACACTTGATGAAAAAGAGAAGATAGGAGAAATCTTAGATGAGATATGTAGCACATAATTATCAAAATTATGCCAAAGATTTTATTTTAGCACATAAGGTATCTGCTTTGTTCCTTGACTGTGGTTTAGGTAAAACTATAACAACACTCACAGCTATAAATGAACTCATGTATGATAGTTTTGAAATTAGTAAAGTGCTAATTATAGCACCGTTAAGAGTAGCACAATCAACGTGGAAAGATGAAATAGAAAAATGGGATCATCTTAACCTCTTAAGATATTCAATTGTAGTTGGAGATGAAAAAGAAAGACTAAAAGCTTTGAAACAAAACTCAGACATTTATATCATTAATCGTGAAAATGTAGATTGGTTAGTAACTAAAAGTGGAATAGACTTTAACTTTGATATGTTAGTTATTGATGAGCTCAGTTCATTTAAATCAAATACTTCAAAACGATTTAAAAGTTTATTAAAAATAAGACCTTTCTTTGAAAGAGTGGTAGGTCTTACAGGGACACCAAGTAGTAATGGATTAATGGATTTATGGGCAGAGTTTAGAATCCTAGATTTAGGAGAAAGGCTTGGTCGCTATATAACCCATTATAGGAACGAGTACTTTCTACCAGATAAAAGGAATGGTGTGGTAATTTTTTCTTATAAACCACAGCCACATGCTGAGGAAAGAATATATCGTAGGCTCGCAGATATGACAATATCAATGAAATCTACAGATTATTTGAAAATGCCAGAGTTGATACTAAATGACATTAAAATAAATCTTGATGAAGAAGATCAGATTAAATATAAAAAGTTTAAAAAAGAAATGGTAATGACAATTCAAGAAAAAGAAATAGACGCTATAAATGCAGCAAGCCTTTCAAATAAACTTATTCAACTAGCTAACGGTTCAATCTATGATGATGATAAAAAATTCTATGAAATTCATAATAAAAAGTTAGATAAACTTGAAGAAATAATTGAGAGTGCAAATGGGAAACCTGTACTTGTTGCTTACTGGTTTAAGGCAGATAAAGAAAGAATTGAAAAACGATTTAAAGTAAGAGAGATTAAAACTGCAGATGATATAAAACAATGGAATATGGGAATGATTAATCTTGCATTAATACATCCAGCGAGTGCAGGACACGGATTGAATTTACAAAGTGGAGGATCAACATTAGTATGGTTTAGTCTTACATGGTCTCTTGAATTATATCAACAAACTAATGCCAGACTTTATAGGCAGGGACAAAAAGACACGGTAGTGATTCATCATTTAATTACAAAAAAAACTATTGACGAAGATATTATGAAAAGTTTAAAAAGAAAAGATAAAACCCAAGAAGCATTGATGAGAGCGGTAAAAGCAAGAATAGGAGGATAAAGTATGAGAACGGAAGAATATCTAAATCAAGCTAGACATTTAGATACGCAGATTAATTCAAAGCTTAGTCAAATAGAATCATTGAGTGCGTTGGCTACAAAATGTACTGCAACCTTAACTGATATGCCTGGTAATAAAAATAATGGAACATCAAAAATGGAGGATACGATTTTAAAAATTATAACACTGCAAGAAGAAATTAATAGTGATATTGATGTACTTGTAGATTTAAAAAAAGAGATAATGACAATAATAAAAAAAGTTGAGAACTCAGAGTATCGTACACTTCTAGAAAATCGATATTTATCATTTTTGTCTTGGGAGAAAATTGCCGTTGAAATGAAGTATAGTATACAGCAAGTTTATAGAAAAAGAACTGAGGCGTTGAAAAAAATTGAAGAAATTTTAAAAGATGATAGGAAATGATAGTGAATGAGAGTATACTTTTCTGATATAATTAAAATGTGGAAAATAGAAAATAAACCTTGTAGAGAGATCTATGAGGTTTTTATTATGCTAAAGAGAGGAGAAAGTAATGCCGAGAAAACCTAAGAGACCATGTTCATATCCTAACTGTCCAAAGTTAACAGATAAACAATTCTGTGATGAACATGAAAGACTAGAGAATAAAAGATATGAGATGCAAGATAGAAATCCTGAAACAAGGAAAAGATACGGATCAACGTGGAGAAAAGTTCGAGCTAGTTATGTTAGAGAACACCCTTATTGTGAACTATGTTTTTCAGATGGATTTATGAGAGAAGTACAAGAGGTTCATCATAAGTTACCTTTATCCAAAGGTGGAACACATAGTAAGAGTAATTTAATATCTCTTTGTAAAAGTTGTCACGCTAAAATTCATGCGAGCGATGGAAGTCGATGGAGAAAAAAAGTTAGACAAAAATAATTTTTGTGAAAAATTTTCTGGAAGGGGGATTGAAAATCTCTGAAAAGAAAATGAATACATAACGGGTGTGGGCAAAGATGCACAAAAAGTGCGAATTCAAAAGGGTAATAGGGAAAAGCTTGAGATAAGCGAATTTAGTAAAAAATAAAAAGAGGGAAGGAGACATTTTAAATGCCGACTAAATCGAATAATATTGGCGGACGTGGTGGTAAAAGAATAGGTGCAGGTCGAAAGAAAAAATCAGTTGTAGAAAAATCACTAAATGGAAATCCTGGAGGAAGGACACTAGAAGTATTAGATATTCCTGATCTTGAAGGTGTAAAAATGCCTGAACCACATGAAGTATTATCATCAACACAAAAAGATGGTAGTGTATTACAAGCTAAAGAAATTTATGAAGAAACGTGGAAATGGTTGGATAGCCTCAGTATGGGAAATCATGTTCCAAAGCCTCTCATTGAAAGATATGCTATGAGTAGTGCAAGATGGTTACAATGTGAAGATATGACTAGTAAGTTAGGTTTTTTATCTAAACACCCAACTACAGGAAAACCAATTCCATCACCATTTATAAGCATAGGAATAAATTATATGAATCAAGCTGTAAGGCTATGGAATGAAATATATCAAATCGTAAAAGAGAATTGTAAAACTGAATTTGATGGAGTAGTACCTCAAAACGATTTAATGGAAAAACTACTAAATTCAAGAAGAAATTTATAAGAATGGAGATTAAAAATGATAGAAAAAGTAAACCCAAAACATCCAGATAAAATTGCGGATAGAATCGCTGGAGCAATTGTAGATTTGGCATATAAACTGGAAAAAGAACCTAAGGTAGCTGTTGAAGTACTCATAGGTCATGGAAAATGTCATGTCATAATAGAAACATCTGTTGATTTTGAGAAAAAAAGTATTCATAGAATAATTAGAAGAATAGCGGGAGTAGTTCATCCTGATGTTAATATTGTATCGCAAGATAAAAAATTAAATAAAAATCAAAATGATAAAATACGATGTGGAGATAATGGAATATTCAAGGGTATGCCTATTACAAAAGAACAAAAAGAACTATCAAGAATAGCTAGAAATATTTATTCACAGTATCCTTATGATGGAAAATACATACTCGATGTAGATAAGTTGATAATTTGTCAAAGTAATGTAAAAACAAAAACACTAAAAAAATTGTATCCAAATGCTACAATTAATCCTTTAGAAAATTGGACTGGAGGAACGGATGTTGATACAGGAGCTACTAATAGAAAACTTGGTAGCGATATGGCTGATTCTGTGACAGGTGGTGGTCTTCATGGTAAAGATTTAAGTAAAGCCGATGTATCGGTAAATATATATGCGTTCTTAAGAGCACAACAACTTCAAAGTCCTGTAGAATTTAGCTGTGCAATTGGAGATGAAAATATAGGCGATATGCCTTATGAAGAAATTGTTAGAATTGCAAAAAAATATATAGACTCCGTAGGTGGATTTGAAAAATTCGCTGAATGGGGTCTTTTTTAATGAGGTGTAGAGATGAAGAATAAACTATTAGAATATGAATTAAGAAATGTTGATGAATTAATACCATATATTAATAATGCAAGGACACACTCAGATGAGCAAATATCAAAAGTGATGGCTTCAATAAAAGAATTCGGATTCTTAAATCCTATATTAATTTCAGAAGAAAATGTAATAACTGCAGGGCATTGTAGATTAATGGCTGCAAAGAAACTGGGAATGGATAAAGTACCTTGTATCAAGGAAAACTATCTAACACCTGCACAAAGAAAAGCATACGTTATTGCGGATAACCAACTCGCACTTGGAGGGGGTTGGAATGAAGAACTTCTAGCTATTGAATTATCAGATTTGCAGGGTGCTGATTTTGATCTTGATGTGCTTGGATTCAATGAAAAAGAATTATCAAAAATATTTGATGAAGGTCTTGAAGGAGAAGATGATGATTTTGATATAGAAGCAGAGTTGAAAAAACCATGCATAACAAAAGAGGGAGATATATGGCATATAGGTAAGCACAAAGTAATATGTGGAGATTCTACTAAAGAAGAAACGTATTTAAAACTATTAGGAGAAACTAAAGTAAATTTGGTATGTACTGATCCACCTTATTTAGTAAATCTAGAGAGTGCTTCTGGAAAAATTAAAAATGATGATTTAAATGATAAAGAGGGTTATGAATTTTTACTATTAGCTTTTAGTAATTGTAGAAACTCGATGGCTAAAGATGCATCTATTTATGTCTTTTATGCAACCATGAAAGCACGTATATTTTATGATGCATATGAAGATGCTGGATTTAAAGTTGGTGCTGGTCTGATATGGAAAAAACCAAGAGCACCGCTTATGAGAACAGATTGGAAATTCAACATGGAACCTATTATTTGGGGTTGGAGAAAAGATGGGAAACATATCTGGTACGGAGATCAAAAACAAAAAGCAGTGTTTGAATTTGATAGTATTAATAATTCAAAAGCAGATGGACATGGACATCCATCAAGTAAACCTGTTCCGTTGATTGTATATTTAATAAAACAATGTACACAAACTAACGGATTAGTACTAGATGCGTTCTTAGGATCAGCATCTACTTTAATAGCTTGCGAACAGAGTGGAAGAATATGCTATGGAATAGAATTAGAAGCTAAATTTGTTGATGTTGCTGTGAAAAGATATATTGAATTAACTGGAACTTCTGATGACATATATGTAGAAAGAAACGGAGAAAAGATTCCATATGCTGAGGTGAAAATAGATGAGTCAATTAACAGTAGGTAGTCTATTTTCAGGATCTGGAGGTTTTGAATTAGGTGCTACGATTCTAGGGATGAAAGCAGCTTGGGCGAGTGAAGTAGAACCATTTCCAATTCTTGTTACAAAGAAGAATTTTCCAGACTTAGTTCATTTAGGAGATATTAAAAATATTAAAGCTGGTAATATAAATCCAGTTGACATTATAACGTTTGGTAGTCCGTGCCAAGATTTATCAATCGCAGGACAAAGAGATGGGCTAAGTGGAAGTAAATCAAATTTATTTTATGAAGCAATAAGAGTTATTAAAGAAATGAGGGAGAATACAAATGAAAAATATCCAAGAATTATCATATGGGAAAATGTCTGTGGAGCTTTCTCAAGTTCAAAAGGAGAAGACTTTAGACAAGTACTTGAACAAATCTCAAAAATCAAATGTGAAAACATATCAATTCCTAAACCTTCAAAATGGAAAAATGCAGGATGTGTTATGGGAGGAACATTTAGTATTGCATGGAGAGTCTTGGATGCACAATATTTTGGAGTCCCCCAAAGACGTAAGAGAATCTTTCTTGTCGCAGATTTTACAGGAGAAGGTGCAAGAGAAATATTATTTAACGAAGAAAGCCTGCCAAGGTATTTTGAATCGTGCTCAGATAAGAAACAAGAAGTTGCCGGAGTTATTGGAGAATGCACTGAAATATCAAAGTACTGTTTAATGGATCAAGGAGGAGAAAGGCTAGATGTTACATTAAATAAAACAGGAACTTTAAGAGCCCAAAGTAATCATCCACCACTTGTTTTTGAAAATCATAGCCAAGATAGTAGATTTAAAGGTCCACTAGATATTACACCAACTCTATCAAGTAATTTAGGAACAGGAGGAAATAATCAACCTTTTGTAGTTGAAAATATCGCAAATTATGATGTGAGATTTACAAGTTTAAATACTAAGAATAGTCGATACAAAGTTTATGAAACTGCTACATCAAGAACTTTGGATACAGGAGGAAATAATCCTAATGCAAATCAAGGTGGAGTAGCAATAGTTTCTATATATTCAACTAGCAAGAATTATCATCATACAAAAGCTATAAAGGATCAGGTATCAACATTAGTCGCAAGTGATTATAAAGATCCTCCTATTATAAATGGAAAATATTCTGTTCGAAGAATTACTCCTCTTGAATGTAGTAGATTGCAAGGTTTCCCAGATTATTGGTGTGAAAGGTTAGAGCTACTCAATCCTACAGATGAAGATTTAAGGTTTTGGACAGAAGTATTCGAAACAAATAGAAAAATAAAAAATGGAAAGAAACAAAAAACTGATAATAATATAAGAACATGGTTAAAAAATCCTTATTCGGATGCAGCACAATATAAGATGTGGGGGAATGGAGTAGCTCTACCATGCGTATTATATATTTTTAGTGGAGTGAAGAAATACTTAGAATATAGTGAATAATACTTGATAAATACGATGTTTAAAGTGATATATATAGTACCAAAACAAAGGAGATAAAGACAATGAACAACATCAAAAAACAAAACGGAATTAAATTTTTTAAAGAAACAACAATGGAGGAATTAGAGGAAAAAGGATTCTTATCAAGAAAAAGTGTATTTTTAAAATTTGGAGACAACGTTCTAATAGGAATTACAAATTGGAAAATTAGAGTGTAGGAGCTATTTTCAAAATCAGATATCAAGAAGGAAAAGTAAAAAGAAACCACATTTTTAAAAAATTAGAATTAAACAAAATTTCAAAATCAACTTTTGAAGATACAGGGCATGCGATTGAATGGGCGATGAAAAACTGCTAAAAGAATAAAAAGAAAGTAGACCGAAAGGTCTATTTTTTATGCTCAGATGAGGAGGAGATTATGGGAAGAAAAAAGAAATATAAACGCACTAAGTTTAAATCTAAAACATCAGTATATAGTGAGGAACGTGCAGATTATGCGGTAAATTTTATTCAATGTTTAAGTCATACTAAAGGAACATGGGCAGGAAAGAAATTTGAATTATTACCTTGGCAAGAAGAAATAATAAGAGATTTATTTGGAATTATAAAACCAAATGGATATAGACAATTTAATACAGCTTATATCGAAATCCCTAAAAAGATGGGTAAGAGCGAACTTGCGGCTGCGATTGCACTTCTTCTTTGTTGTGGAGACGGAGAAGAACGTGCTGAAGTTTATGGATGTGCAGCGGATAGACAACAGGCTACTATTGTATTTGATGTTGCAGCTGATATGGTTAGAATGTGTCCGGCTTTAAATCGTAGAGTGAAGATTTTAGCTTCGCAAAAAAGGATAGTGTATTTACCTACTAATAGTTTTTATCAAGTGTTATCTGCAGAAGCATATTCAAAACATGGATTCAATATTCATGGAGTAGTCTTTGATGAGTTGCACACTCAGCCAAATAGAAAGTTATTTGATGTTATGACAAAAGGTAGTGGAGATGCTAGAACGCAGCCACTTTATTTTTTAATTACAACTGCCGGTACAGATACAAATAGTATTTGTTATGAAACTCATCAAAAAGCAAAAGATATACTCGAAGGTAGAAAAATAGACCCAACATTTTATCCAGTAATTTATGGTGCAGATGAAAATGATGATTGGACTGATCCTAAAGTATGGAAAAAAGCTAATCCCTCGCTTGGAGTAACTGTTGGACTAGATAAAGTTAAAGCCGCTTGTGAGTCTGCAAAACAAAATCCAGGAGAAGAAAATGCTTTTAGACAATTAAGACTTAATCAGTGGGTGAAACAATCAGTACGCTGGATGCCTATGGATAGATGGGATAGTTGTAATTTTAATGTTGATGAAGAAGAGTTATTAGGTAGGATATGTTACGGAGGTTTGGATTTATCATCTACAACAGATATAACGGCTTTTACTTTGGTATTTCCTCCTTTGGATGAAGAAGACAAGTTTGTAGTTCTACCATATTTTTGGATTCCAGAAGATACGTTAGAACTAAGAGTAAGACGTGACCATGTACCTTATGATCTTTGGAATAAGCAAGGTTATATACAAACTACAGAGGGTAACGTAGTCCATTACGGATATATCGAGCAATTTATTGAAAAACTCGGAGAAAAGTATAATATCCGAGAAATTGCATTTGACAGATGGGGTGCTGTTCAAATGGTTCAAAATCTAGAAGGGATGGGTTTTACAGTAGTACCATTCGGACAAGGTTTTAAAGATATGAGTCCTCCGACCAAAGAACTTATGAAACTAGTTCTTGAACAAAAACTAGCACACGGAGGTAATCCAGTACTCAGATGGAATATGGATAATATTTATATAAGACGTGATCCAGCAGGAAATATTAAGGCAGATAAAGAAAAATCAACAGAGAAAATTGATGGAGCTATTGCAACAATTATGGCACTAGACCGTGCGATAAGATGTGGAAATCAAAATACAGAAAGTG